CTGGATACATTCCATAGAGAAGTTAGTGTGTCTGCGGTAGACAACCTTGAAGAAAGTGATCTGCGGATTACCAGTAAGGTAGACATCCTGTGCGCCGTAAGCTACTAATTGCATTAATCCTCCACCCATATAATATATAGCAAGAAAATAATTCTGAGAAATGTAATTAATTAATTAATTAAATAAATTGATTATTTAAAAATTTATAATAATAAATATTATAACAGTATGTCAGCAAACGGAAATTATCCTCCGCCACCGTATCGTAAAACCCCTGAAAATTATGCGAATCCTACACCTATAAACTACGGAAAACAAGTTAGACAAAGTAGTTACACACCTAGCGTAAACTACGATAAACACAGAAGTTCTAGTTCAATGAGAGAACAAGGAAATTATGAAGACTATGATATGCTTGATAGTCTCTATAATAGTCGTAAAGAAATCAGTAAACAACAAAGTAAAAAAAATAATGGAGGAAAAAATACTATAAACATAAATTTCACACAACCACCACCCCAACAACCCCAGGTATTTTATGTTCCTAAACAAAGGAAACAAGTAAGATATCACGGGCCTGTTGTAAATACACCACCTCCTACACCAGTATATTATATACAACAAAAATACCCAACACTGAGTCCACATGAAAGTTATAGAGAAGAACGCCGACTACTTGAACAAAAACATACACAAGAACTATTAGAACTAGAAGCCAGAAGGGTATATCCTTCTATCTACAAACGATAAATTATAACATAGTTCTCGTTTGGCTCTGATAGCAGTTTCGTCTATAGCTATAACATCTTTACAACTACTACACCACATTTTATAGGGCTTAAATGATATTTCTTGTTCTATAAGGCGTAGTGATTTATATGCAGATTTTTCTAGTTCTGCTGGTGGTGTATTGTGAATTGTATCTATATCTATATTATTTTGTTTAGAATAATAGTTTTCTTCTACATCCCACATCATATCAGCAAGACTCATAAATGCTTCTTCTATAACACATGGATTTTGAGATTCGTAGAACGCCATTTCTTTTTATATGTGTGTATTCATAATTTTAAATATTAATTTCAATTTTTTAATCCTTTACATTTATTTATTCCAAATAAAAATTTGTACATATCCCAGTTTTTAGAATATTCACCTTTTTTATCTAAATAGTAAATAGCAAACCCAATTAGTATAGTAAATAGGGAAACATACGATAATAGTTTATTTATTTTTTCTAAAGTTGTTGTATCTTTTCTTATTGTTTTATAGTATTCTATATAGTTATTAATAATGAAAATAGTTAGTATTAATAGAGAAACAAGTGCTGTAAAGTATATATTCATCTTGTTAAACATGATAAATATAGAATAAAGTTTTACTGTATTTTTTAGTTTAGTAATCGGATGTTTTATTTTAGAATCATAAATATCCATAGAAATGTAAATAGATATTATCTGTAATAGATGTTTAAACCACATACTACTTGATAAAAGTTGTTGTGTATTGCATCCAAGTATCTCAGCAAAAAAATTACCACTAAGTGATAATACTACCAATAAAATACTTTTAACATATCCTTCAATCATTATTATAAAGTTATATAAAATTTACAGCATCTCCTGTTCTCTTACTAATATAACCAGCCCTACAGTATTCTATTTTATTTTTATGGAAGATATCTTTAGCCTTAATATAATTTGCATCATCCAAAACAATCATAAACCCAATACCACAATTTAGTGTTCTATACATCTCTTCGTCAGAAATTTGTCCTTGATTTTGGATAAAACTAAAATGCCGTGTTATAAGATTTTCCTTGTAAATATTCATACACTTATCGTCAGACAAAACCCTAGGTGGGTTATCAATAAGACCACCACCAGTAATATGGACAAGTCCATTAATAGTAATATCATCCAGTAGTTTTATCTCATCATAATAACATCTATGAGGCTGTTTTACCCAGTCTACAAAAGATTTATTCAATTCTACATTTTTGAATATTTTTCTAAGCAATGAAAACCCGTTTGTATGTAATCCATATGAATACAACCCAATAACATGGTCTTCTACTTTAATATTTTTTTTACCATCGATAATATCCTCTTTTTCTGCTATACCAGTAATACACCCAGCAATATCGATTTCATTTTTATTATAAATATTAGGCATTTCAGCGGTTTCTCCACCAACCAATGGACACCTGTATCTGGTACATGTTTTTGACATACCTTCTATAACATCTAGGATGTGTGTTTTATCTAATTTTTCACAAGCAATATAATCTAGAAAATAGAATGGATCAGCTCCCTTTACCAGAATATCATTAATACTATGTGCAACAATATCTTCTCCTGCGATTTTATAAACATTTTTGGTTAATTTAGCCAGAAAAGATGGCTTGCTGCCTACACCATCAATACTAGAAATAAACACAGGTTCTTTATACTGTTTAGGTATACCAATAATACCACTATAATCACCAATACTATGGAAACAGTTGTTATTGAAGGTATTCTTAATAAATGGTGACATAGATTCAACAATGTTCTGTGCTTTATCAATATCTACACCACTACCTAAATATGAATTATCCTCTTCCGAGTCAATACCGATATCATTCCTAAATTTAAAATTACTAATATCGAGGTTCGAATTAATTTTTTGTGAGATAAGGTTTAAATCATCTCCCTTTTCGAAATACACCAGAGTTCTAGATGAAGTTGAAAGAATTAGATTTTCATATTTATTTACAGAAGACAGAATAATATTAGATTTATTTGCTTTGTACCAGTTGGGTTCAATTTGATAAATACTTTCGCTTTTTTCTGGATAAAAATCAGGGACCAGGTATTTAGAAACCATATTCACATTAGAATAAATAGGTGTAACAAAAACCAATTTATCATGTATGATACCTTCGTAGATATCATATAAACTTGTTTCAAGCAGTTCAAGTGCATTAATACATTCTGGGTCACCATACCTAGAATTAAATTCAATTATTTTAATTTCACCACTATAACACTTAATATAACTACCGTAAATAATACCTTTGTAAAGTTCTTTATTATCTTTATTCAAAAATTCAACCGTTTTACAATTAATTTCCCTAGCCAAAACAATATCTGATTCGGTTAGAAATGGAGCTCTATGGTTAGAATATGAGATACAACCCATACTACCTGTATTAGGGCTATCTTCCTTTTCAAGTTGTTTAAAATCGGTTACTACTGGCATATGAGAAAAGTAGGTACCATCACTGTAACTCATAAGTGTAAACTCATCGCCTTCAAGTTTTTCTTCAATAAGAACTGTATGATTTTTTTTAAGCAAATCAAGTGTATACATTAATCCTTCCAGATCATTTTTAAAATGAACACCAGATACTTTTACACCTTTGCCAGAACACAATCTAGTAGATTTAATAACATACTTAAAATCAAGTTCTTTACAGAAATCATAGTAATCCTTTATTTTTTCAGGTGTATCAAGAGATGTAACATGTTTGTAAATGGGATTATAAGGAGATGAACCATTTTTCTCAATAAGTTCCCTTGCATAAAATTTGTTCGTTTCAATTCTAGCTAATCTTTCACTAGGCCCAATACATTTAATATTTTGTGATTCTAGCAAATCAACCATTCCAATACCCAAATATTTCTCTGGACCGATTACCGCATATTTGATACTATGTAATTTACAAAATTTTAGTAAGTTATTAAGATTGGAAATAATTGAAAAATTTTCAACAATAGATAAAATTTCTGGGTTATGATTACTACCAACACAATACAACTTTATATTACTGTTATCTTTCTTTAGTTTTTTTAGAATAGCAAGTTCTCTGGCACAAGAACCAATTACTAACCAACTCATTAGTTATAGTTTATTTGTATTATTTAAATATAATTTAAAATTGTTATTATTTTTGGTGTGTGTTGGGATAATTTTTATAATCAAATTCCCTCTTTTTTCAGAATATGGTACATATAATCCTTTATTTTCAATTGTATATGACTCATCAAATGGGTATTTGCATTCAAAAGTAAATTTATTTTTATCCAGAAACTCAAATTCATGTTTTATATCAGTTTTATCGTCACTAACAATATAATACAAAATGTCATAGTTATTAAATATATGAAATTGTTTGTGTGGTTTTGAAATAATACGGACAATAATATCACCAGGCCTTTTGTTTTTTTCTTCATTAGATTCACCAGAGAATACTACAATTTTTTCACTACAATTAAATACGAAACATTTTTCCTGATCAAAATATATTTTATTATTACAAATATTACAAAATGTACCTTTATTAGAGAAACACTCCAAACATTTCCTGGTTCTAACCAAATTTATAAGTTTCTCTTCGCTATTATAGACATCTTCCAATTCAACATTTACATTAATATTAATATTGTCTGTTACATTTTCACTAAATATATTATCATAATAGAATCTAATTTTTTTTATATTAGAATACATCGTGTCAAATAAATCATTAATATCAATATTTTTTGCTTTATTAAAAATATTATTTAAAAAATCTCCTTTGTTTATAAATGAATTTGTAAATTCTCTAAAATCACTGTTGTTATGAGCACTATTAAATCTACTAAATTTATTATGATTTTTTTTTATATAAATAAATGCAACATTAATCTCTTTAAATTTTTCAGTAGACTCTTCCGCATTTAAAGGGTTCCTATCAGGATGATATTTTTTAGCAAGTTCTTTATATCTTTTTGTAATATGTTCTATACTATCATCCTCTTTTACTCCTAATATTTCATAAGAATTCATAAGGTTTATATGTAATAAAAATATCCTTTTTAAATAAAATTGAAATATCATTTAAAGATGATAATAAATATAATAACAATGGAGGGTGTGGAACTGCCACCAAACCTCAGAATCTCTACAATCACAGCTACAAGCAAAATTAATTGTCTTGTAGACATAGGCAAAGTCTATGACTCACTAGAAATAAATGAACACTTTAAATATATAGAATATGGTAATAAACCAAATAAAGGTACATCGCAAAAACATATCTCGGAAAAAAAAAAGAAAAACAAGAAAGTATTCTTTAATCAGATTACTATAGAAGTTTGTTGTAATAACGTTACTAATAATATTAAACTGTTTAATAACGGTTCTATTTCTATGACAGGTATTAAAGATATAGAAATCGGACAAAATTCTATTAATATACTATTCCGTTATCTCTTGTCTAAGGATACATCTGTTTTTAGTGATCCAGAACCAGAAATTATGTTT